GTGAGTGTGTCATACCACAGCCACCCTCGGTTGATAACAGAAAAACACTCCGCATCACGCTCGATACGGAGTTGTGCGTTTTCTGCTTCGTTCTGGAGAGCGGTTGCTTGACTCTCATCAAAGAACAGTTTACCGTCCTTGATTCGGTAGGCTCGGTAGTTGCGTTCAAAGTGGTCAATGTCGGCAGGATCTTCAATATCGGTGCTTTCGAGAATATCTCCAATTGTGGCATAACTCTCGATAAAGCCACCGCTGTCGGTTTTAATCTTCAAAACAAACCCTCCTTAATTCACTCCGTACACATTGGTAATGGAGCCAGAGCCGTTACCAATAGTTAGTGTGACGGTGCTGCTTGAATATTTCAGCTTAAATCCTCGGTAATTGACCTCGTCCGCAATCTGCCAGGAAACATCCGATGTGGTAATCATCCCCTTGGGAATAAACAACGACATCTTGGATGCACTCGAACTTGGCAGACCCGCAATGATATAGCCTTTGTAGTTACCGTAGTTAAAGGTTGTAGAGCCGGAACTCAAAGTACCGCTATAAAGCGAAGTACAAGTAATGCCCAGGTTCGTTCTCGCAGCCGCCGCAGTTGTACCGCCCGTGCCACCCTTACCCAATGGAATAGTCGCACCGCCGGAGTGGTACACTGTGTATCGAGTGCCGGGGTGAGTTGCTGCATCGCAGTTTGGTGCATAATAAAGTGTTCCTGCATAAGAATAAAGCCTATCATATGCAGTAGAACTGCGATAAAAGTTTATGCCTTCTCCGGCTGAGTCAACAGCATCAAGGAAATACAATGCATTCAGCCCAATGATATCGGAGTTCTGCATATTGATTCCATAAACGCCATCAACTTTGTACTGATTTCCCGTTACATTGATTACCTTCGGAGCAATGGTCTGTCCGCTTATAAGGTTCGTACACGCGGCAGCCGCTGTGGTTGCTCCTGTACCACCCTTTGCGATAGTGACCGCAGAGGATAACTTGGAAGGCGCAAGTGCGCCGTTGAGGGTCGTTGCCGTAACGGTGGTTGCGGTGACAGTGCCGGATACCTTGGCATCACCAACCACATGAAGTGCAACTTCCGGGTCAGGGGTGTTGATACCGACCTTCTTTTTGCGTAGTGCCACAAGGGGCGTTCCCTGGGGAACAACATAATAAAGGTCAACCGAGGATAACGAATTCAACTGGTCTCGAATTTGGAGATGAAAGTCGTAGGAGGAGTTGGCATCCAGGCTGCACAGTTCCAAATTGGAAAACGAGTAGGAAGTTCCGCTTTTGGTTACCGAGGACAGAATTGACGTGTACGAGCCATAGGAAGAGGCACTTGTCAATTTATATCGGTAACGCACATACAAAAGGCTGTTCTTTTGAGTGCCGGAAACGGAAACAGCAGAAATTGTACCGTTAAATGCAAGCTGCATTTCCGCCTCGATATCGTTGGTTCGTCGGAGTGTTAAAGACGATACCTTCGGTTTTGCGTAAGCAGTAACAGTAATCTGCTGTGTCTTGCTGACCGTGTAGCCACGGGAGTCGGTGGCAGTTACCACCACATCCAAAGTGCCGGATTTGGCAACTGCACCAAGGTTAATAACCGCACCCGTTGTATTGGAGAGGGTCACGCCATTGCAGGTGGCAGAATAGGAAGAAATCGTGGCGTTATTCCTTGCCGTAGCGGTGCCGGGGGTAACATACAAATACGAGTAACTTTGGATAAATACCTGGTCGTTTCCTGTAACGGTCGAAGTTGCTGAACGGCCATCATAAAAAGTAAAAGCACCCATCGTGGGTGCAGAGTTTGCAGAGGTTGTCTGAACGGTTGCTGTCTTTGTAGAGGTGGAGCCAATCTGCGTTGAACCGCTGTATGTCAGCAAAGCAAAAGTTGCCGAGAACGACTTAACGGATGCCATAGCCGTGAGGAGTGTTGTCCTCTGTGCCGATGTCAGCGTTATGGTTCGTGTGGCCGTGCCCTTTGCCCAGGACAGCCCGGTAATCTCCAAATAGACCGTAGAGCCGTTTTTAATTTGCAGTTTATGGGTATAGGCGGCATCATAGACCGTGGTACTCATACTGATGCTGACCGAAGAAGCATCGGCAGTAAGAGCCGAAACGCTATCGATGGTTGAACCACCCAGGGTCTTTGCGGAAACCGCACTGGAAGTGCCGTATACCTGGTTGGATTTCTTTCTCGCACGGACTTTGACCGAATAAGAAGTATTCGGTGTCAGCGAAGAAAGGGTTGTATTTGCACTCGTTCCCGCTGTGGTAGAAAACTGTGTCCAGTTCGTTCCGCCATTAGTGCTGTACTGCCAAATATCAGCGGTTGCCGAAGAGGTAGCACTAATCTTAAAGCCGTTAGCGGTGATGTTGGACACACTGCAAGAAACTGTCGGTGCCGTTCTATCAAGAGAATCAAGGTCAATAGTGGTCGATGCAGTAATCCAACTGATACTTGTACCGCTGTAAGTACCGCTGAAACGCCAGGATGCTGATAGCGCCACGCCCGTTTTCGTACCGTTGCTGTTGTGATTAACACGGACAGTATAGGTTTTCAGCAAGGTGGTGTCATAGCCGGAAACGCTATCACTGATGGCGGGAGCCGTGTAGGTTTCGGATACACCGTTGATGGAAACTGTAGAGTCAGAACGAGAGCCAACGGACAGCGTGTAATACTTCAAATAAACATTCAGCGTTACATCGGAATAGTTACCAGTGACACTCTGCGATGCCGACCAGGTACAGTATAGACCGAAGTTGTTAACCGGGTAATTGGAAAAACTACCGCTTGTAGCCATAATATCTCCTTTCTCGCTTAGTCAAGGATAACGATATTTAGCCCCTCTGACGCGGTGGGCATCGGCACAAACTTGGTTCTGCCAACCGTTAATTCGCCATCCACCGTAGTTTTCTTGGTGATGGTTTCATCCTTGTTTAGCGTGAATATTTTTTCTTCGTTGTAGTAGCCGGAAAATTCCGTGTTATTGATAACCGTCCTTTGGGCGGAGTCTGCGTTGGAAACCTCAATACCACGGCGGTCGATTTTAACCTCGGTGGTGTAGATCTCATTGGGAGCGGGTGTCCATTTGTGAATGGTCGTTCCTTCAGCCAAAATGATGTCGGAGAGGTACAGACTTGCCAAGCGGTTATAGGCGTAGATGGTAATGGTACTGTCCTGCACATCGGGAATAATCGCATTGTATTCCGTCCACCCAAAAGTCGAGGTGGTATTGAACAGATAAATATACTTATTACCGTTGTACTGAACACGAAAATAAGAAGTATAACTCGCGCCCGTTTTCTTTGCACGGAGCGAAATAACATAGGACGAGCCGGGAACAATACCCGTTATGACTTGCTTGAGTGTGGAGGTGTCCCCAAGCACAAAGCAGGAATCGGAAGTGGTATTGTTTTGCACATCGGTTGAACTGTCGGTTGCCACCGTGCCGGATATCGTCCAATCATCGGTAATGCCGTTAAGACCGGCAGAGTTCTTTACGAAGTTAATGCCTCCGGCAAACTGCTCGCTCATTGTCAGTGAGAGACCATCAACGGTGTGTTCCAGTTCGGAAATCTGCTCTTGCATTTCAAGAACAGTTTCTTTTTCCCCGGATACTTCACCGCTGACGGTTTCCACTGTTTTTGTGAGGCTTGAAACATAGCTGTTCAAACCGTCAATGGATGTTTGAAACTCACCAAAGCGAGAGGTGTGGGTGGACACGGTAACACGAAGTTCCTCCAGGTTGTTTTGGACAACCCAGCCGAGTCCATCCCACACCATAGTTTCCGGCGGGACAGTTGCCGTATTTACCCAAAGCATACCGATGTACGGATTCTCGGGTGCGACGTCAGAAGTGATGACATCGCAAAGATTGATGATGGTAAATTGTGCAATCGCCCGCATAGAAACACCTCCTTACAGCGTTACAACCACCATAAAGGTTGCCTTTGTTGCAACGTCGGAAGAAGAAACGGACAGCGTTTTGCCGGTCTTGCTGCCGGAAGTACCCCAAGAGGTGTCGATAGCACCATCCTTGTTGTACTTCGTCCAGGTATAAGTGCCCTTACCATCGGCATCGATTTCCGCACCTGCCTGGTAGCAGACAGCAGTAAGAACAGTAGAACCGACACCGTTCTTAAAGACATCACCGCCCGTGGATGTGATCACCACTTGGATGGGATCGGAGTTGTCGATAAAGGTAGCAACATCGGTGAAGGTCTTGTTGTAGGTGTTGGAGGTGGAATCGGAGTCGGTTGCTACACACTTGAACACCGCATAACTGTCAACTGCGGCAGCATATACGGTAATAGTAGCCGTAGTAGTGCCGGAGTACATACCTGTGCTGTCAGACAGTTTTCTCCAACCAGCACCGAATGCCGCATCATATCCGGCAGAGGAACTGGAAGTTACGGTGCTGTCCATCACGCCCCACTTATAGGTAACATTGGTGGTGTCCACGGTAGATCCACGCCACAGTTCTGCTTTTGCAGTAAGGGTGGCAACCTCGCTGTTCTTAAACACATTACCGTTGGGAGTGGTCACAAGCAGGTCAACAATACCGCCACCGTTTACTACACGGGAGAACGAAATTGTCAGCGGATGTGTAATGGAAAGACCCGTGGAATCATCCTTATAGGTGATTACACAACGGTAATCGATACCGGGCAAACCCGCCATCACGTTGCCCTTAACGGTCAAAATGTGGCTCTTTGCACCGCTCAATGCGTAGTTGCCGGAAGAGGTCAAAGCCGTAGTGGAACTGCCCACATACCACTTGACCGAGGTAACATTGGTTGATGTGATTTTATCGGTAGTTGTACCGATAACATAAAGGCTGGGGGTCAGTACCAGGTTGGTAGTTGACCAGTCGGGAGAGTAAGTGGCGTTGTCGGGATTGAACATCTGCGATTTCGCCAGGTTCGACCCAATGTAACCCGTTAAGGTAAGGGCGTCATTGTAGTCAATAATTGTAAACTGACCTTGTGCTTTACTCATTGGAATTTCCTCCTTAAATTCAGCCGAGTAGGCTGTTTCTTGTAGTAGTGTCGATGAGGTCGCAGAAGAAGGTTGCTCTTACCTTGACGTCATCGGAGTCAATTTCGATGGATTTTGAACCACCGAAGTGTGCATCATTCCACAGCTTATCGGCTTCGGCATCATCGGAAACCCTGGTCCAGATGAACTGGTTGTCGTCCAGGGTGTCGGTGATATTTTCATCCCAAGAGTAAACTGTGGCATAAAGGGTTGTGCGGATATTGTTGTTTTTGAAGATATTACCGTTGGAAGAACTGATAACCAGGCGGTACATCTTCTGTTCCTCGATGGTGGCAATGCGGTCTTCCACTTTCTCCACGGTTTCCGTGGTCGCATAAGCACGGAGTACCACTTCGCCTGTTTCCAAATCCCAATAGGAAGAACCATCCTGGGATTGAAGAACACCCGCCTTGATGATGTTAGCCACCAAAGAACCGGAAGTAATAAAATCAGCAACAATCTGCCCGTCAGCGGTGATTGCTGTTTCATAGGGACCGTTGTAGCCGTTTTTGGAGAAACCGAGACCGCCAACATTCCATCTCCAAACATTGACCGCTTCACCGATGGTCGGTGCATCCAAAATGAGCAGTTCATAAGGTTTGCCCGTATCGGTGTCGGTATGAATAACCACATAGCCACCCGTCTGCCCGGTAATAAGTCCCGTGGCATTTTTGATGGCCGAGTTCATAAGGGCGGGAAATCTGTCGATTTTTGTCGATGCTTCCTCTGCGGCGGCTTCGGCAGCACTTACGTTATTCAGCAAGTTTGCCTTTGCAGAGCCAAGTGTGATGGATACATACTTTTCAGCCAGGGTGTCATACACCGTGGTGATGACCTTCGCTTTTGCCGTAATACCGAGAACGCTGTGGCGGATAGTAACGGTGTCGCAAAGGGACACTCGCTCCAACACAGCCACATAGTCCGGCTGTTTCCATAGAGGCTCGAAAGCCACGGTCAAAGTTGGAACGGCTGTGCCAAGCGGATTATTTTTGAGATAGTTGTTTGCGTAGGCGCGAAGTCCTTCTTCAGTAACGGGGTTTTCTTCATCGAAGTATTCCGTGAAGTCCTTGATAAGGGTCTTTCGCTGCACAAGGGTCGTATCAGCAATCGGCAACAACACTTCCGAAAGCGTGATGACCGTTTCCGTGCTATCCTCTGCGGTGATAACCGCATACGGCAGAAGGTCGGTATAAACATCGGTCGTTTCGTTATCGTGTTCCAGATCCGTGAGGTTCTTTCCATACTCGATAACCACGCCCGTTTTTTGACCTCGACCCTGGTGATGAATGACATGGAAGTTATCCCACTCATATTCGCCACCCCATAAATCCAAAAAAGAACCTGCCACACCGCCCAAACAAGCACGGACGCTCTGCGGTCTTGCAACCGAGAACGGCTTTGCAGTTGAATAGTCGGTATGGCAAGTAAAGCCGTGAGAAGTGGCTGTGTTTTGGAAAACCCGCTCCATTGCAAGGCTTGGTGATATGGAATCGGAAGACCACTGTAACGCAGCCACCGAAGAAAGGTCGTAGGAAATGTGCTGTGCATATACCGTTATTTCACCATTGATTGGTGTAGAAATTCGGTAAATTCGGAACACCTGGTCTTTGGCGGTGTCGTTGGGTTTTGCCTTTACAAGCCGTTCTTCGGCTATCTCCTTGTAAAGGGGGCCGTTGATGGGATACTTAAATTCGCACTCGAAGGCACCGTTGCGTTCCTCGGTTACCTCGCAGGAGGTACAATCCTTCAGAACACCGATGCCGAAAGAGGCAAAGTTGGTAGCGTTGGCTTTATAAAGAACAGGAATCATATCGAACACCACCTTGGAGCAATGGACAGACCTTGGATGTCCCCGTCAAAAGAAAAAGTATTCTCACCGGGATACAGCAGCGGAAAGCCATCACCCTCAACGGTGTCGTTCTTCGGTTCGTTGCCTTTATAGCAGACCATCTGCTTGGAGTCGATTTCCACGTATTCATCGATAGCGATGAATGTAAGAGTGGTGTTATTGTCAGCCGATTGGATGGTCAGTGTACCTCTGCCGCCACCCACCACACGAATGATGGGATAGCTTGGGAACGGATACGGGTTGGTTAGGCTTTTGCCGTTGCCCACAAGCTGTGTCTTTTCTCCCGCAACGGAATAGCGGAACGGCTCACAGGAGAAGCTGATCGTGAATACTCCAATGCGGTTCAGTTCATCCTCGATATCGAGTTTCCTGGCATATACAGCCTTGCGGGTAAACTCGGTATCGTAGGTATCGGAAAGAGTGTGGTATTGGTTCAGCCCGGAGTAGAGCCAACCCTTAACGGCTGTGATTTTCTGTGATAACTCTGCGACGCTTTTTGCAGGCAGAAAGACCGAGTAGGTCACTTGCACATTAGGAAATCTGCCGTCCCCGGATATTAAATCACCATGGCGACCGGGAATGGATAAAAAGTCCGTTTCGTATTCGGGCGCAGAAAAAACATCCTTACGCTCAATGCGAATTCCCATATCCGAGGACTTAATGCCCTTATACACAAAATAATTCACGCAAATACCACCCCTTTCCGTTTTGCGAATTGTCCGGCAGTAACGAGAACCTCGTTGGTGAGCTGCTGAATATCCTCGCTTGAATAGTTGTTAAAGTTCGTAATGTTCAGCACAAGCTGAAGCACTCCGTTTTTGGCAGAGTCCGCCAAGCCACCGCTGACGGTGCCGTGAACATTGCCGTCAACATTAAAGTCCGTAGGCAGTGCGGTTTCCATATCCTCGGCAAGGCCGTGCATCACATCGTTGATGTCAGCACTCATTGCTTCGGCAGCCTTTACAGCTTCACCGCCGTTGGCATCAATGGAGCCGGACAGACCCTTGACAAGCATTTCACCGACCCAAGCCATCTCATCAGACGGAGAGTGGATACCGAAGAAGTCACAGATGCCGTCCCAAATGGAACTGATCCACCCGGACACCTTATCCCACAGCCAGGAAGCAAGTCCCTGGATACCTTCCCACAGACCTTTTACAATGTTTCCACCGATTTTTGCCATCTCACCAAAGAGTGAGCCGAAAGCCTTAACGATACCCGAAATAATCTGCGGTACGGCTTTTACGATTTCCACGATAATGGTCGGCAGATTCTTGATCAGCGAAATAAACAGGTCAACACCCGCCTTGATGATAAGCGGAATGTTGCCGATTACTGCGTTGATAATGCCGGAAATTATCTGCGGAATGGCATTTACAATGGTAGTTATTATCTGCGGTAAAGCCTGGATGAGTGAAATCAAGAGGTCGATACCTGCTTGAATGATAAGCGGTATGGCTTCCAACACCGCTGTGATGATGCCATCAATAATCTGTGGAATTGCCTCCACGATTGCAATGATGATTTCGGGAAGTGCCGCCACCAAAGAAGTTAAAAGCTGAATGCCTGTTTCGATGATTTGCGGAATAGCATCCAAGATGAAATTGATGATGCCCATAATGATTTCCGGCAAAGCCGCAATCAAGATAGGAAGTGCATCAAGGATACCCTGGGCAAGTCCCATAATCAGTTGCAGGGCGGCATCCAATATCATCGGCAGATTCTCAATGAGCGTCTGCACGATTTGGATAACCACTTGAATGATGGTAGGAATTAATGTGGGCAGAGCATTTGCGACACCCGTAGCAAGGGTAACAACTGCCTGCAAAGCCGTATCCAATAACAGCGGAAGGTTCTCAAGGATACCACTCACAAGAGCCATAACCAGTTGTAGGGCACCTTCCGCAATTTGGGGTAAGGCTTCAATTAACCCCGTAAGCAATGCGAAAATAATCTCGGAAGCCGTGTCGATAATTGTCGGTAGATTGTCAATAAGTGCCTGTGCCAAAGAGCCTACGATTTCACCCACGATTTCCAAAAGTTCGGGTAAGAACTCCATAATCATATCGAGGACTTTCGGTAGGATCTCGCCAATGACGTCGGACATCTTACCGATATCACCATTGGCATCAAGAATGCCGTTTGTGAACTCACCAAGCAAGGCGTTACCATCGGTTGCAAGGTCGGTCAGTACCGGGAGCAATACTGTACCAAGAGCGTTCTTGGCTGCGGTAGCACCCACGTTCAGATACTGCAACTGGTCATCCAACGCACCATAAGCGTTCAGCATTTCATCGCTGACCACATAACCGGCAGCACGGGCTTGTTCACCGAGTTCGTTCATCCGACCTGCACCCGCCTCGATAAGGGGGTTCAGTTCTTGGGCAGACTTGCCGAGGATTTGCATTGCCAGGGCGTTTCTCTCGGTTTCGTTTTCAACCTTGCCGAGGGCATCGATGACTTCCCAATACACAGTATCGGAGTCACGCAAACTGCCGTCAGCGTTGGTTACCGAAACACCAAGTTTATCGTAGGCTTCTACAGACAGCTTGGTGCCGTCCTGCACAGCCTTCATAGACTTGATTTGCTTTGCCATTGACTTGGTGAGGGTATCGGTCGACACATCCACCAATTCGGCAGCGTACATATACTCTTGGAGTTTGTCGGTAGCAATACCCGTTACTGTGGATTCCGTAAGAACAGTATCGGCATAAGCCGCACCTTCCTTGGTCATCTCAATAAGTGCTTTACCACCGGCAATGGCTGCAGCGGAAACGGCTGCGAAAGCGGCGGCAATGGTCGCGGCGGCAGCCTTACAAGCCGTGCCGAGTCCAGAAAACTTGCCACTGGCATCGTCGCTCTGTTCACCTGCGTTTTCGACCTCATCACCGAACTCGTCAACCTTATCCTCTGCGTCACCGAATTCACGAGAGGCTTGGTCAAGGGCATCATTGTTGTCCTTGAGTTCACGCTCCATAGTGTTAAGGGCGGCAGTAGCATTGTTAAGCTGAATCTGCCAGTTTTGGGTACGCCTATCGTTCTCACCGAAGGAGGACGATGCGTTTTCAAGAGCAGCACGGAGCGTTTCGATTCGCTGCTTTTGAGCCTCAATTTCCTTGTTTAGTACCTGGTTACGGGCGGTGAGGGCCTCGACAGAATTATCGTTCTTTCCAAATTGGGACTCAACGACCTTCATTTCCGAGCCGAGAACCTTAAAACTCTGATTGATGTCCGCCAGAGCTTTCTTGAATTCCTTTTCACCCTCAAGCCCGATCTTTAGACCGAAGTTATCTGCCATTTAACCACCACCTTTCGTCAGATTCCGTCCGGGACAATATCATCAATGGAGCGTTCCCGTTTCGGCTTGGCGATGCCAGTGTACTGTTTGTGGCACTCCCAAAGGTCAAGGAGTAAGCCAAACGGCATCAGCCACACTTCATCCCAGGAAAGATGAAGCTGACCGATGCCGTAATATAAAAGTCGAGTAAATAACTCTTCGTCACTTACTCGACCGCCGCGTTTTTTGGGTCATCCTCGCTCTGAATATTACGCTTGGTGCCCCTAAACATAGCCTCGGTGATTGCCGCCTTAAAGGTAGCGAGGTCTGCCGGAGTAGTGAGAATTTCCACATACTCCTCAGTGAGCAGGTCGCGGGGTTCATCCTTGTGCTGAATGTTGTGAACCAAAATGCTCTGGTTGGCAAGCAGAGTGATGAGCCATACGATTTCACCGATAGCCATTTCAAAGTTCTCACTCTTCATCAGCTTTTCACCCAGGTTCTCAAGACCCCCGTAACGGGCAGCGATTTCCTTGGTAGCTTTGGTGGAGAGCAAGAGAGTGTGTTCCTCATTACCGATGAGGATAGTTGCGGTGCGTTCCTTATCCATAAATCAAGACCTCCTTATTCTGTCTTTGC